CATCCCTCTTAAAGAAAACTGCTAGCACATCACTAATATATCCTTTAGGTTTAGCTATGGCTATCTTCTCAATAAGCTTTGTATCTCTTACTGTCATCTTAAGCTCAGCTGTGTAGCTGTATCCTGCTAACTCAATTTGTGAGATGGTAGGGTAGTCTACCTCAGGGATAGTATTAAATGCATTGGTGTACTCAATGAAGTCAGCCACATCTACATCATAAAACTCACTTTCAGCTAAGCCTAAGCTAGCAAAGATTTGTAAGTGCTTATCTACAGCGTCAAGCTCCTTGTTATTGCTAAGCTCGGTTATTACTTCAAACTGCTCTATAGTCAGCTCGTCAAGGTGGTTTGGAATTTCTTTTCCTAAAATAGTTATCATAATTGTTTTTTTTACAAATATACAAATAATATAATATAGGTATGGCAAAAGATAATTTACCTATTTACAAAATTACTATAGATCCTGAATACTCTGAAAATGGGGAGGACTTAGGGATAGAACAAATAGCTTTTACTAGCACTCCTGCTATCAAAGTAATGGGTATGGCTTTCAATTCTCAGGCTAAGCAAATGATATTTAAGGATAATGTAAAGTATCGTATTGTAGCACCTGCTCTTATACCTATGGAGATCTATCGTAAAGATGATGAGGATGGGAAAGAGTACTATGTTAAGTTTACTAAAGAAGAGATAGAGAAGATTCATTCTAAGTTTATGAAAGACATGTCTAATAAGGACCTGTTTAATTTAGAGCATGATACTACTGAGACTGTGCCTGCCTATGTACTTGAAGCTTGGATTGTAGACAACCCTACTAAAGATAAAGCTTACTCTTCATTTGGTATAGAGGTACCTACAGGCACCTTAATGGTAACAGCTCAGGTAACTGATGTTGAGTACTATAACCATTTGGTAGATAATGACCAGGTAGGCTTCAGCATTGAGGGATACTTAGGTATGAAATTAAAAGAGGTAACACAATTAAAAACCAAAATAAATATGAACAAATTACCTGATGGAGAGCACACTATTGAGGGTAAAATCTATATCGTAAAAGATGGAGAGATTACTGAGATACGTGATGTTAAAGTAGAGGAGACCACTGAAGAGGTAGCCCTAGAAGATACAGTAGTAGAAGAGGAGGAAGTAGTAGAAGAGACTATGGCTGTAGATCCTGTTTTAGATGCTGAGGCAATACTAGCAATAGTTAAGCCTGCACTAGATGCAGAAGTAAATAATTTAGTAGCTATGATAGCAGACCTAAAAGCACAACTAGAAGATGCTATGGCTGTTGATGGTGAAGAAGAGGTAGTTGAGGAGGCTGTAGCATTAAGCGTGCAGCAAAGATTAAGTAACTTTAATAAATTTAACACAAACAAATAAAAACAAACAAAATGAGAAAATTAAGATTTGATTTAAACAATGGTGCAGGTGCTACACTTACACCCAATGCAGAGAGCTTTTACTCTCAGGCTTACCTAGGATCATCAGATATCGTAGATAACTTTCGTACTTTGCCAGGTGTAAAGTATGAGGTTAAAATTGGTACTGTAACTTTTGGTGACATTTTACAACCATCTACATGTGCTTTCACTCCACCACAGGATGAATTGACAGCTAAATTGATGTCGGTGTGTGCCCTATCAGCACTTGCGCAGATCTGTCAATTTGATCTGGAGCAGTCTTTCGTTTCGTTACAAATGGCACAAGGTTCTAATGGTGATTTCTCTGTAGCTAACTTTATGAACTTCTACTGGAGTGAGATGGCTAACTCTATTAATGGATCTATTGAATCATTGAGATGGCAAGGTGATAGCTCTTTACTTCCTGCTAACCCACTATCTTTGTGTGATGGTTACGAAGTACAACTTGCAGGAGATATAGCTGTTATTCCTTACGCTATGACACCTACACCTACTTTTGCTCAGTTATTAACTGACTTAGAAGCTGCATTTGCTTTAGTACCTGCTAACATTGCATCACGTACTGCAGATTTACGCATCTACTTACCAACTCAATTAGTAAACATCTACCGATTAGGAGTGGCTTCAGGTAACACTAATGCATATATCACTCAAGATCTAGCTCTTACTTACTTAGGTATTAAGATTGTACTTTGTCCAGGTATGTCTAATGACCATTTGGTAATTACTTTAAAGGATAATCTAGTCTATTTGTTTGATTCTGAATCTGATCCATCAGATCTACGTGCAGTGAACTTGGCAGATACAGTTGCTGAGCCTTACATCCGAACAAGAGCAAATATGAAAATTGGCTTTAACTATGTTAATCCTACAGAAATCGTTTTCGGATCTTAATTATTAATTCATAGAGGGGGGCAACCCCCTTTATATAAAACTTAAACATATGCCCAATTTATGCACCGCTTTGGAGGGAATCCAAAAATCTTGCGCCAATAATTCAGGGGGAATTTATCAGGTATGGTTTATCCCTCAAGATAGTATTGCTTCTGTTGCAACTTCAACTACTTATCCTGATTACAAAGTAACAGCTATCACATTTGATCCTGTAACTATACCTCCTTTACAATTTGAAAGTTATTTCATTCGCAGGAATACATCAAACTATACAGAAGAGCAAGCTGCTGATCTTATCAATGGTTCAACTTTTGTTACTCAAACTATTAACCTAGTATTTCACCGTCGTGAAGCTGCTAAGTCTAATGCACTTAAGATACTTGCTTCAGGTCAACAGTATATTGCAGGTGTAGTATTAGATGCTAATGGTAGATATTGGTACTTCCCATACTTGCAGCTTACTGCTACTGGTGAAGGTTCTGGTGTTGCTCGTGCCGATGGTTCTAAGTACACTGTTACTTTGGTAGCTGAGAATGAGTCTTTAGCCCTAGAAGTTGATTTAGCTGTACCAGGTAATTACGCAATTTATGGCTTAGTTTAATCTACTGCCTCTCTAAAATTAGCCCTGCATATTGTGGGGCTTTTTTTATTTCTAAACATTTGCCTAACATCATATAATATAGTTATGATATACATTGAACAGGGAGTGATTAACCAGGTAGTGCTAACCTTAACAGAGGTCACAACTGTACCCACCCCTCATTATCTATTCGCTTTTACTAATGAGATGAATACTGCTAGTGTGCCTCAGTTATTTACTACTGCTGATACTAGCTTATGGCCTGAAAGGTACAATCTTTTTGTACTTAATGAGCCTGTAGATATCATCTTAAAGCAAGGGCAATTTATTTACCAAGTTTATCAGAGCTCAACACCCTATGTACTACCATTAACTATTGCACAATCCACAGGAGTGGTGATAGAAGAGGGTAGAATGGTGGTAAGTGGGCCTGTAGGAACTTCAATATACGATTAATTATGGCATGGTATAGCAATTTTTTTAAGACAGCAAGTAAAGGCCCTGAAGTGGTAGAAGGCTACCAATCTTTTAGCACCCCATTTATGCCTGTTGGCCCTGGCAATCTTACACTACCTTATGTAGATCCTAGGTATAGTGCTAATATGTGGATAAATTTTGGGGCTGATAATCTCTACCCTAGTCTACTCAATCAGATGTACTACTCATCACCTTTGCATGGTGCCATTGTGGACTTCAAAACTAATGCAGTTATCGGTGGTGGCTTTGCTCTTAAGACTGATCTATTAACTACTGTTGAAAAATTAGAGCTATACACTTTTGAACGTAAGATTAACTTAAAGCATATTGTTAAGGCTACCACTAAGCAGCTCATCATCCATAATAGGGTGTATTTTAAGATTTGTTATAGTCAAGGCAAAAAGATTACTAGGATAGAAAATGTATCCCCTGAGAAAGTAAGAGTAAGTGCTGATAAGAAAATGTATTTTATTTGTGATGATTGGTCACGTAGGATAGGCATCCAAGAGATAAAGCCATACCACATAGCCAATACTGACTATGAGCAACTATACTGCTACGAGATTAAATCTATAGGCCAAGATCACTACTCACTACCACAATATACTAGCTGTCTTAACTTTGCTTTCTTATCAGGTGAGCTAAGCTACTTTGCTAAGAGTAACATCCAAAACTCAGTATTTCCTTCATTTGCTATGATGTTTCCCAAGCGACCACAAAGTGAGGAGGAGAAGCATATGATTAAAGAGACTATAGACAGAATGAAAGGAGCAGCTAATGCAGGTAAAGCTGTAGCGTTCTTTGCTAATTCTGCTGAGCAGTTACCTAAGATAGAAGCAATGCCTACTAATGGTAATGATAGCCTATTTCAAGAAGCTTCACAACTTAACACTGAGCAGATTTGTTTTGCTCACACAATAGATCCTATTTTAATGGGTGTACGTACTACAGGATCATTAGGTGGTGGTGCAGATATTAAGCAGGCTTATGTAATCTTTGAAAAGAATGTAGTAATGGAGCTTAGGAGCTGTGTTCAGCATATTTTCAACGAGTTACTAACAATCTCTAAGATACCTGCAGAGTTCACTATTAATAACTTCCAGGTTATAGATGAAAGTATAGTAGAGCTAGAGGGTGATGCTTCGAGAATAAACAACCTAATCAGTGCTATGCACCCTACTGTTGCTCAGAAGATACTAGATAACATGACACCTAATGAGATAAGAGCTCTAGCTGATTTACCTGCGATTGAAACAACCCCTATAACACCTACTGTATAATGCTATACTTCATAACTGAAACTTATCTAAAAGTTAACACACCTATTACAGCCAATGTGGATGTTACAGATGTTACACCATACATAGCTACTCAGGCAGCACTAAGAGTACAGCCTATCTTAGGCACTACTTTTTACAACTATTTATTAACTCAGTATAATAACACAGCACTTAATCCTGATGAGATAAATTTAGTTGAGTTCATACAGCCTGTGATAGCTTGGAGATCTGCTGAAGATGCTGTCTTTGGTTTGACTTACCAACTTAAAAATAAAGGACTTCAAACTCAGTCAGGAGACTACTCAGCTAGTGTATCTAGAAACGAGGTAGCCTTTGGGATGGAGCATTATGCACAGAAAGCTAGCTTCTTTGAGCAAAGATTAATCAGATGGCTGCTAGTTAATAGAAACCTATTCCCTCAGTTTATCTCTACCACTAATCAGGATACTGATCTACGGCCAATGTTTAATAACTGCAGCTGCATCACCCAATGGCAAACAACTTGCCTAGGCAACTGTGGTACATTCAGAGAGAATGGATACAATAACTCTATCTTAATACTCTAATGAAAATACAGTTAGCTATTCTTATATCATCAATACAAAAATCAATCATACAAATATTAGCAGTGGTAGGTTCTTTCTTTTTACCTATCTCAGGTATATTATTCTTAATTGGGTTTGCTATTTTTGTAGATACGCTAACAGGGATATGGAAGTCTAAAAAACTAGGGTTACCCATTACATCTCGCAAGCTTTCAGCTATAGTATCTAAATTGTTTTTATATGAGGTGGCTGTTATTGGCTTCTACCTGATAGATAAGTTTATTCTTAATGATATTATTTTAACATTTTTTAGTGTGCCTTTAATGCTCACCAAAATTCTATCTCTAGTACTTTGTAGTATAGAGGTGATATCAATATCCGAAAATTACAAGGCTGTAAAAGGCATAGATATATGGTCAGCATTTAAGAATTTACTACAGCGTTCTAAAGAAATTAAACAAGACATAGATGGAGTTAGATATAACAAAGATAGTTCAACACCGTCTATCTAAAGACCAATTTGTTGATGAGCTTACTGATAAGAAACAGATCTATTTGCACCATACTGCAGGAGGACCTGATGCTGTTAATGTAGCTAAATTTTTTAACAATCAAGTAGGCAAAGTAGCCACTGCTTTTATCATTGGTGCAAGAGGTACTATAGTGCAATGCTTTAGCTCCAAAAATTGGGCTTATCACCTGGGCCTAAAGCAAGAGATATTCACAGAGTCAGGAGTACCATACAAGAGCTTAGATAAGATATCTGTAGGCATTGAGATCTGCAACTATGGCCCATTGACTAAAAAGAACGGATACTACTATAATTATGTAGGGGGTAAAGTAGACTACACTGAGGTAACTATCTTAGATAAAAAGTACAAAGGCTATATCTATTGGCAGAAGTATACAGATGCACAAATAGAGTCTACTCGGAAGCTGCTAGTGTACCTTTGTGACCAATATAATATCCCTAGAACTTACTTTGCTACCATCTTTGATATTGATAAACGTGCTTTGAAAGGAGAAAGTGGTATATTTACCCACAATTCAGTGCGAAAGGATAAGAGTGATATCTATCCCTGCCCTAGAATGATAACAATGTTAGAGAGCTTATGAGACACTTACTACCACTTTTAATACTATCCCTACTATTTAGCTGTTCAGACGCTAAGAAAGCACAATACCACTATAAAAAGGCTGTTAAGTTTGGCTTAAGTATAGCAAATGATACAATTAAGATTAATACCATAGATAGCTTTGCAGTGATACGTAATGATACGATTAGATACGAAAAATTCATAACCACTAAAGATACTATTATACAGATCCTAGAGATGCCTAAGACCAGGTATCAGACCAGGATAGAGTACAGATATAAAACTAAGGTGCTTAAACAGGATGTGCTCAAATACAAGTATATCTATAGAGAAGCTAAAGAGCAGCGTAAAGCTGTGCAGATAACTAAGTCCAAAACTAATTGGATGCTTCTAGTATGGGGCTTCATTATAGGAGTACTCCTGTCATTTATCACTAGACTACTCCTTAAACTTTATCTCCCCTTTTAATGATAAGAAAAAGATTGTTTTTTGACATTGAAACAAGTTTTAATGTTGGAATATTTTGGCGAAGTGGTTATAACTTGACCATTAACCCCGGTGACATAATTCACGAAAGAGCCATTATATGCATATGCTATAAATGGGAAGGTGAAGACGAAGTACATAGCTTAGAATGGGATAGTAAGCAGTCAGATAAAGCAATGCTAAAGAAATTCTTAAAGGTAATGGCTCAAGCTAATGAAATTGTAGCTCACAATGGCGATAGGTTTGATATGAAATGGATTAGAACTAGGTGCTTATTTCACAATTTAGGAATGCCTCCAATACATAATACAATTGATACTCTTAAAGAGGCTAAGAGATATTTTAACTTTAACTCTAATAAACTTGACTACATAGCTAAATTTTTAGGTGTAGGTGCTAAGATGGACACAGGTGGCCTTGATTTGTGGAAAGACATCGTATTTAAAAAATCACCTGATGCAATGGCTAAGATGGTGGCTTATTGTAAGATGGATGTGACAGTACTAGAAAGTGTCTTTGATAAGCTTAATTCATACACACAATCAAAGGTTAATTATGCTGTATTAACAGGAGGAGACAAATTTGATTGCCCTCAATGTGGTACTACTAACATACGTTATAATAAGAAAGTCACTACCTCAGCAGGTACAATTCACCATTGGTTAATATGTAACCCTTGTAACAAATATTTTAAAGTGAATAATAAAACTTATGAAGATTGGGTAAAGTATAGGATAATAAAGAAAAATATTTCGTAAGTTTGCACCAGGTCTCGTATTAGAGACTCATAGCCCCCTATATCTTTGGTTAGTTTGGTAGGGGGTTATTTTTTTGCACAATAAACTCAGTAGGTTTAGTGAGCAATTCTACCAAGATTTGTGACGGTTATAACCAACATAATAGCTGTAATGGTGGCATAATGTATAATATAGCTAACATATTACCTACTTTTTGTAAAGTATATTTAAGGTTATTCCTTGAAATAAATTCAAAAAACATAGGCTACTAACCTGATTTTCTCATGTCCAAATTATTGCATTTTCTATACATGATAGGCTTATATGTTCATATTCCTTATTTAGAATGATTATTGATAACGATAAAGTTGTATACAATTAAATGTTTGTTCGTATATTTGAAAATAATTATTTACTAACCAATTAAAACTAACCAATGACAACAGAACAAATGAAAGCTACTATCCTCCTCTATTCAATAGAGTTGAGAGATGAGTACAATGAGATGGTCGGAGCATTCGGACATACAGATCCTGCAGCTCAGAGACTACAAACTAAGTATGCAACACTTTTAGTATTAATCGAAAAATTAGGCTTAGATGAGAACTATTGATTTTATCCAGGGCTTAGCAGCCTTAACACTCTTTTTAGTAGGAATGTATTTATCCTGTGCACTATGAGTTACGAGATAGACTACTTGAAAAAAGGCTACATCAATGTATGGTGGGCCTCTGAAGATGGAGGTATAATTTACACTGCTGAGTACAGATGCTACTTTGTTGAGGAGGGTATCTATGAAGCTTTGCTGGTAGATAGCTATCAAAGAGGCAAAAATTACATCATCTTCACACCCTTGACTAGCAGAGAGCTAGAAGAGACAACCCAACTTGTAGAAGAGTGGGCTTACAATAACCCTGAATGTATCTAAATATGGAAACTAACGAAAACACATTTATACCTACCACTTTTAGCCTTAAGCGAAAGATGCAATGGTGGAGAGATCAAAGCTGTGATGGTGATAAAGGTGGAAGCTTCAACCTGGAGCTTTACCTAGACTATTTATCAGAACAAGATTTTAACGAAATAAAACAAGAGAAATGAACCAGCATAGGGTAATGAGAATAATAAAGCTTATGCAGTTTTTACAAGTTAAGCCTAGGCCTATTAACTCAATGTCTAGATACTTAGGCATCAGCACTAGATCAGTTTACCGGTACTTAAAGATGTATGAAGAGATAGGTTATAAATTAGAAAAGGATAATAACAAATACTACATAAAATGAAAAGATATAAAGTAACCTACAACTATTTTGAAAGTGGAAAAAAGATGATAGGCACCAGGATCTTAGAAGCCTTAGACAAAGAGCACGCTTTACAACTAATGGCCATGTGGCCTAGATTAATACTTAAAGTTGAGACAGTATGATAAAACAGCAGATTATAGAACTCTATCCAAATCACAGCAGTAAGTACATAGCTGAGCTTCTAGGGGTAACCATAAGCAAGGTATACAATACTGCATGGGGTGCTAAGGTAAAGAAATCAGCTGAGTATATGCTTACACCTGAAAGTGGTAGGATTATAGAGCCATCTGTAGCTAATCAGTTTAAGCCAGGGCACACTCCACACAATAAAGGTAAGCAGTTAAATGCAGAGATATATGAGAAGGTAGCACCCACCATGTTTAAGAAGGGCAATAAGCCTCACAATACTAAGCCTGTAGGAACTATCAATATAAGATTAGATACACAGGGAAGGCCTTATCAATATATCAAAATTAAAGATTGCCAATGGGAATTACTGCAGAGGCACGTATGGACTCAGGCAAATGGTGAGATACCTCCAGGATCTGTAGTCATATTTTTAGATGGTAACTATTTGAACTGTGAACTAAGCAACCTACAAGTAATAAGTAGAAAGGAAAATATGGCTCGTAATACAATACAAAGATATCCTGCTGAGCTACAGGAAGTAATGAAACTAACATGTAAACTAAAACGTAAAACAAATGGCAAACAACAAACTAAGTGATCTACGTGATCACATCTTTATGGCACTTGAAAGATTAGCTGATGAGGACATGAGTAATGAGAAAGTAAATCAGGAAGTAGAAAAGGCTAAAGCAATAGCTCAGCTGAGTGCTACTATCATAGCCAGTGCAAAGGTAGAGATAGACTATATCAATGCAGTGGGATTGGTAGACAGTCAAAGCGAGCTGTTCAAATCAGTTAATCCTAAACTACTAACATGACCAGACTAGAAGAGGTCCAGGCTATCATAGATAAGCACGATCTAAAACAAAAAAGCAGGTATATGCATGTGCTATACAAGAGATACTACCTGTATAAAGTGCTCAAAAGGGATGGTATGACCTTATCACAAATTGGTAGGCTGTTTAACCAAACACACGCAACTGTCATAAATGGGATAGCAAAGCATGACACTTACTCAAAGTATAAAGACAGTGCTTATATGATGCATACCTTAGAATTAAGGGAGAAGTTTGTGCTACCTCAATACTATAAGCCATTAAAGCAGAGGGTTTTAGAGTGTGTTAGCCTGGAGAAATTAGAGAAACTTAAAGAGCAAATTAGATGCAATTATTATTAACCAATGACGCAATGACAACTTCTCTTATTAGCGTCTGCTGTAACTTTTTGCATTTTCTAAATAATTTTTTTTATTTTATTTTGCGTCATTGCGTCATAAAAACGCTGAAAGTCAATAGCAGTATACTTATTAGCTATGACAAGGGCTTAAAATTTGCGTCATTTTGCGTCATAGAGTTGTCATATAGAAATAATGATTATATTTACACCCCAACTAACTAACCATGAAGATATCTGTATTCAAGTCCTTATTCAATTCTAAAGAAACTCCATACACTCAAGACGTAGTAGATGTTTATAATAGAATAAAAGAAGGCTACCCTGAGCTTATTGATAAGATCACTGCTCTTAGAGCTATGGAGGATGATAATCCTGCCTACAGCAGCCTAAAAAACAGCCTTAGAGCTATTATGTTTAATGGCACCTTTAATGAACGTAATGATAATGGCCTTATTGAGCATTCAGGTCTTTGTATCTTAGACTTTGATGATTATCCTAGTGATGAGGTAATGGAAGCTGAGAAAGCTCGGCTAATGGCTTGTATCAATGTCTTTATGATATTTGTATCACCATCAGGCAAAGGATTAAAGTGCGTGATTAAGATACCACCATCTGATAAATTCACGCATAAGAGAAGGTTTAAGGCCTTTGAGGAGTTTATTGATAGTGATTACTTTGATACTTCTAGCTGCAATGTTAGTAGGGTTTGCTTTGAGTCATTTGATCCTGAAGCTTATATCAATTTAGATGCTGAGGTCTTTAATCTTATAGAAGAGGAGAAAGGGCATAGCTCATTTGATAAGGTGCCAGTGCTACCAATGACTAATGAAAGTAATATAATTGAGAATATCATGAAGTTTAATCATGGTGATTTATCTAATGGTAGGAATAATTGGGTGTTTAAGGTAGCATCCTGTTTTTGTGAGTATGGCATTAGTGAAAATACTGCTAAGCTTTACCTCCACCAATACAGTGATAAGACCTTTACACAAATCGAAATTAATACCTGTGTAGGATCTGCTTACAAAAGAAGTGATAGAGGAACTAAGTACTTTGAGGATAAAGAAACCATTATAAAGGTAAAGTCTAAATTAAAAGAGGGCATCTCCCCTAGTGATATCTCTAAACAATTAGATATTAAGCCTGATGTAGTAGAAGATGTCAAAAAAGATGTGGCTAATAGTGAGGATGTGTTTTGGACTTTTAGTGATAAGAAAGGGGTGTCAGTAGATCCTATGAAGTATCGTGACTTCTTATACAAGTATGGCTTTAATAAGTATTATCCTGAACGATCAGAGAAACCTACATTTGTAAGGGTAATTGAAAACAAAGTTAATCTATCCTCAGTGGACCAGGTGAAAGATTTTGTTTTAGCTTATCTTATGAAGCAGAAGCAAGTGGAAGTTTGGAACTACTGCAGTAAGTCACCGTACCTATTTACAGATGGCCACTTATCTATGCTAGAGCCAATAGGATTAATGATGCTGCAGGATACTAAAGATGTGAGCTTCATACCTTATCGTAATGGAGTGGTAAAGATTACAAAAGATAAGATAGATATTGTGCCCTACATTGATATAGATGGCTACATTTGGGATAGGCAGATCATTGATAGAGATTACAAGCCAACTAAGACTATTGAAAATGATTTTAAGAGCTTTGTAAGCAAAGTATCTGCAGATGATGAGCAAAGGGTTAATGCCTTAGAGACTACCCTAGGATATCTACTGCATACCTACAAAGATAAAACAGATCAAAAGGCAATTATTTTTAATGATCAGGAGATAGATGATAATCCTAATGGTGGAAGTGGTAAGAGCTTAGTACTAACAGCCATTGGTAAAATTAGAAATATAGTTAAGATAGATGGTAAAGCATTCAACCCTCAGAAGAGTGATTTTGTTTATCAGAGGGTAAACTTAGATAGTCAGATCCTGGCCTTTGATGATGTGAAAAAGAATTTTGACTTTGAGCAGTTATTCTCACTGATTTCAGAAGGGATAACAGTAAACAGAAAGAATAAGGATGAGATCTTTATCCCATTTGAACGTTCACCTAAGATTGTGATAACTACCAACTATGTGATAAGTGGTGCAGGTGGTAGTCATGATAGGAGAAGGCATGAGATAGAATTCAATCAGTACTTTAATGCTCAGCGTAATCCATTAGATGAGTATGGTAGGTTATTGTTTGACAGCTGGACTGTAGTTGATTGGTTAATCTTTGATAACTACATGATCAGTAACCTGCAGAAATTCTTATCAATGGGCCTTGTTAAAACAAAAGCTATCAATGCAGATGATAAAAGGTTTATCTCTTCTACTAATAAGGAGTTTTATGATTACGCTATAGAGGGTAATATCACAATGGACACGCTTCACTATAACAATGTATCTATTCAGGACTTCCAAACATATACAGGAGGGTGGCATGATTTGAATGCTCAGAGGTATCTTAAGATGGTTAATGAGTACTGTAAGTTTAAGGGGTATCACTTTGACAAGGGTAGAAGTGCAGTAGGTAGATGGTTCAAAATAACTAAGCTATGACTATAGAAGAGAAAAGAAAAAGAGATAAGATAAATAGAGAAAAATACAAAGAGCAAAGGAAACTAGCTGCGTGGATTAAATTCAAAAAACAATGGGAAAATGAACAAACAAAACAAACAAAGACTACATGAGCTTGAAGAGAAGTACATGAGCTACCGGTACCCATCAGCACCAGGACACATCATCCCCTTCACTAAGTACTCAGATGCTACAGCTAATGGCTTGACTAGATGCATCACTGACTTTCTTAACTTCTCTAAGCATCAAGCTGAAAGGATTAATACAATGGGTGTATTTAGGCAAAGCTATAGAACCGATGGCACTAAGACTGCAGGGCAGTGGACTAAGGGCACAGGTACTCCAGGATCTGCAGATATCTCAGCCACTATTTATGGGAGATCTGTAAAGATAGAAGTTAAGATAGGGAAGGATAAGCAGAGTGTAGTACAAAAGCAATACCAACTAATGATAGAAGCTGCAGGAGGTATCTATATTATCTCTAAGACCTTTGATGATTTTGTGGAGTGGTATGATAATTTTAGCCAAAACTATAAAGCATAAGGGGCAACTTTTACCCCATTAATTAAATAGAAATGATATGAAAACAATAACTAAATCAGTAATTAAACTTTCTGATATTCCAGAGCATTTACAACAAAATGAAGTTCTACAAGGACACAAGGTGCATACTTATGCAGAATTTCATATTGATGGCTCAGAACAAGATGATTTAACCTTGTGGCTATTGAGTCAGTATCCTACATTAAAGCAGAAAATAAGTTTTTTAATTCACTTTACTTAAACTAAAATGTGCAGTAAGTATGAAATTTAAGTACTAATCACCACAATTAACTATAGTTAGCCAAAACTACCAAAATTAAACACCTTTGGCGAAGTATAATAACTAATAATATGAAAGCT